CCGCTCGTCTCAGCCGAGTCGTGCGCGGCGAGCGCGCCGACGTTCGTCTCGACGAGTAGGTCGTCCGCCGAGACGTTCGCGTTTGCGGCGGTCGTGAGGTCGCCGCCAGCCGCGAGGCGCGCGTCGACCTTCCCGCCGATCGGGACGTACTGGACCGAGACGCGATCGCCGTCCGGGTACGGGTCGTCCTTGTCGAGCGACGGGTCGGACCGCGAGACGTCGGCGAACAGGCCGCGCCCGCTCGCCGCCTCGGTCGACGTCTTGATGACGCCGCCCGCGCCGTCGCCTTCGAGCGTGTTGCCGGGGTAGATGTCCGCTTCCCCGGCGTCGGCTTCGTCTTCGACGAACGGTGCGTAGTTGCCGTTGAGAACGATCGTGTTGTCTGCCATCGTCAGTCACCTCCCTCGGCGGCTTCGGCGTCCATCGTCGCGAACGCGCCGCCGACCTGAACTTCGTCGAGGTCGACGTCGCCGTCGTTCTGCGTCCCGGCGGCCCGACCGCCGTAGTTCGGCGTCGTCGAGACCTGCGCGTTCTGCTTCTCGGCGAAGCGTTCGAGCTTGTCGACGTCCTCGGCGATGCCGAGGTCTTCGAGGTCGTCTTCCTCGAAGCGCGTCTGCGCCTCGATCGCCTCGATGAGTTCCTCGCGTCGCCGCGACTGACTCTCGTCGACGCGGTCCTCGATCTGGTCGAGGCGTCCGAGAACGGCGTCGAGCTTGTCGTCGTCGTCGGTGTCGCCACCGTCGCCGCCGTCGTTGTTCGTTCCGTCCTGACCGCCGTCGCCGCCGTCCCCGCCGTTCGAGGAACCGCCGCAACCGCAGTCGACTTCGAGCGATGCTTCGATCTTGTCGACCGTCTCGTCGTCCATCGCGTCCAGTTCCTCGACGCTGAACGTCGAGTGGTTCGCGAGGGTTTCGAGACGGTCAGAGGGGTTGTCTCCCATGTTCTGTTGGTTCGCCGTCTGCTGTTTCGACCCCGCTCCGGGGAGGTCGTACGGTACTGTCGCGGTGTCGGAAGAAGCGCCGAGACCGATGGCGTCCGCGAACTTCGCGCCGGCGTTCGCGAGTAGTCCCTTCGAGTCGCCCGCGTCGACGCCGCCGTCGGCGGCGATCGGCGACCGGTCGTCGACGGCGTTCGCGATCGGGCCGTCGACGTCGACGGCGTTCGCTCGCGGCGCGCCACAACCGGACTGCGTCGAGTCGCCGTCCCAGTTACACGCGCCCTCGGCGTTCGGAAGTACCGCGAGGTGGTCCGGCAGGAGTTCGACCTGTACCGCCTCGAACTCGTGCCCGCTGAACTCGCCGGACTCCTGAACGACGCCGTGCCAGTAGCCGGTCGAGACTTCGAGCTTCTCGGCGTTGCGGACCATCTCGACGGTCTGCTTCGCTTCGTCGCCGAGGTCGCCGCCGTTCTCGACCAGCCACTTGACTTGTACGAGGTCAATCCAGAGCTGGCCGTCGAGCGACTTCGACTCGTCGTTCGCCTCGACGCCGAGGAAGCGACCGATCTGGTACTGTTCGAGAACCGCCGGGTCGTTCGCCGGCAGGAAGTCGCCGTCGTCGGTCTCCGGGTGGTTGACCGTCACCGGCGTTCCGTTCCAGCCGGGCGCGGACTTCGCGATCTCTTGGAACGGCAGAAACCCGCCGTTCAGTACGCCTTCCGATACCGCGACGACCGGTGCTACGAGATGCTTCCGTCCGCGTAGCTCGCGGACCTCGACCGCGTCGGGGTCCGGTTCAACTTGGACGGACAGTAGTCGGTAGTTAGCCACGTTTGTAGTCAGTCGTCGGGCGTTCGTCGAACGATACGGCCCCGCCGTCACACCTCGCGAGTCGCGACGGGTAGCGACTCGGTCGACAGCGCCGACACCGACTTCTATCAGGTGTCGGAAACGTCCGCGCCGGGAGTTGAACCCGGCCACCTCGATCGCGGGTAGGGGTACGACGTCGTCGACGTCGGTTTCGTGCGAGGTCGGGACCGATCGAGGGTGTCGCCTGCAACTCGCGGACTCGCCGCTCGGTGAGCTCTAGATCGAGTCGAGGTCGAACGCGTCGAAGAAGCTCGTCGAGGCGTCCGGTCATCCGCCGTTGTCCGGCGGGCAGATCGGCGTAGCCGTCGACGAGCGCGCGGACCGACGCGTCGAAGTCTCGGTGGGACTCGACGGGTTAGTTAGCGAGCGATACAGGGCGGGGAGAGAGGTCGACGTCGGCCCCTTACGGTCGCGGACGCGTCGACGGACGTCCGGGTCATCGGGGGAGAACGCGCTACACGACCGGTAGCCACGCGCAACGGCAGTTCGGATGGAGGGGAATCAGGCCGCTCGCCTCGGCGATCGACATCACCTCGCCTTCGAGCGGGCGGCAGATCGAGCAGACGTCGTTGTCGCCGGCGGTGTCGAACTCGGCTTTCCCGGCGACGTCGTCGACGCCTTCCTCTTTGTACCGGTTCAGCGTCGAATCGGCGTGCGCCTTGATGACCTCGGTCCGCGCGAGCGTCTTCGAGCGAACGTAGCCGACCGACTCGACGCGGTCGTTGATAGCGCTCGCGATCTTCCTCGGGTTCCAGCCCTGCGCGAAGCCCTCGGTAAGCTCCCGCGAGACCTGCTGTCCGACCGCCTCGGTAATGCCGTCGAGTTCGCGGAACGTCCGCGTGTAGAGGCGCGAGAGTGTCTTCGAGTGAATCGGGCGGTTGAACGCCTTCGACGGGTCGATGCCCTCGACGTCCGCGCCGGCTTCGCGAAGCCGACCGTTCCCGAACTTCAGGCCGCGACCGTACGCACGCCGGATGAAGACGTCCGTCCAGTTGGACCGGTTGATCGGTTCGCCGTTCGGCCCCCGATCGGCTTCGAGTAGTTCGTCGTCGAGCGCGCCGCGTAGCCAGTCGAGGAACGCGTCGATCGCCTCGCCGTCATCGTCGGTCGGGAAGTCGAACCCGTCGGCGGCGCTCGCCTGAACGACGCCGGCGCGTCGATCGTCGACGTAGGCCGCCCACCAGTCCGGGTCGTCGGCGTTTACCGAGAGGTCCGAGGCGTCGGTCGCGCTGTTCCGCGACCCGTCTCGTAGGCGTAGCGCGTCGTTCTCGACGACCGTCTCTCGGACAAGTCCCTTGATCGTCCGCCAGCGTCGGTAGAACTTCGCCGAAAAGTCGTCTTGTATCGACTTCGTCCGCGTCGGTCCGCCGTCGGCGCGGTCGCGCTGGAACGCGGGTTCCGCCCTCGCGAGCGCCGCGACGCCGCGCGGGTCGAGGTCGTCGAGGTCGCGCCCGTGGTCGTGCGCGGCGAACCGCGAGGCGACCGCTTCGACCGCGTCTCTCGACGGCGCTGTCGCACTCATCGTTTACCTCGGGTCTTCGACGACGTCGATCGCGGGAACAGCGTCAAGCGTCCGACCGAACTCGTCCATCGCCTCGCTCGTGTCGTAGCCCGTTCCCCGAAGGTGCGGCTTCGCGTGTTCCGTCGGTTCCGGTTCGACGTGACCCGTGAACTCGACGAGACCGTCGTCGCGCTCGAAGGCACGGACGTGATACTGCCACCAGTCGACGCCGTCCGGCCCTCGATTCGGGTCGTAGAAGACGCGAGCGAGGTTCAGGTCTTCGCCTTGGTAGTTGTACGAGAACTCCCAGTTGGGCGCGTAGGAGCGAACGCCGAACAGTTCGCGGAGTTCGTCGAGGTCGGCGTCGACGACGAAGTACGGGCCGTCCGGCTTCGAGACGGTGAAGAACGTCCGCCGCATCCAGCGGTAGCCCGATCGAACCGAGTTC